AACTGTGTATGCCACGAAGGGAATACTAATGGATGATTATGAGATGGGTATTGCGGTGGAGCGCGATAGGATAATTCAATTGATAAAGGATGAAGCAGATAGCCGAGACATAATGCAGGCACTGGCTTATCCTTACCTAGCGCAAGAGCTGGAGGCACTAATCAGAGAGGGACAAGAATGAGACCAACACTATCAAAGCTAACTCCTGACCCTAAGCAAGAGATTGCTATCGCCAAGATGATTGCTGAGCCTAGTAAGTCTGCGCTGAATGCTAGCCTTATGGGGACAGGCAAAACTCTCATGGCCACTGAGGTCGCGATTAGGATGGAAGCCAAGACTGTGCTGATAGTTGCACCGCTCAATACATTCTGGGGCTGGCACGACACCATACAAAGGCAGACAGAGTACAGCGGTGCAGGATTGCTCAAGATAGATTCAGGCAAGACGGGCAAGCAAGCTATGTTAGACCTAGCAAGCGGAACCGAAGGCTGGTATTTTATAGGGCGTGAATACTTTAGGACTAAGGACTGGGCTAAGATTGTGCCAGACATAGCACTGATTGATGAATGCCACTTTATGCAGAACAGAGCTAGCAAGGGCTTCAAGGTAGCCAAGACACTCAAGGCTAAATACAAGATGTCCATGTCGGGCACTCCGTTTGGCAACAGGTTCGAAGGCTTCTGGGCAGTGACCAGATTCCTGTGGCCCGATGACAAGATAGTGCCACGCTCATTCTGGAAGTGGGTTGAGCGTTGGGCAGTCACCGCTTATAATCCTTTTTCAGGTGTTGAAATTTCAGGTGAGAAAATTTCAGGAGCATTCGCTAATACCCTGCCTTGTTATGTCAGACTAGAACCAGACTACAACATTGACATGGTGGCAGAGATTAGGTATGTTGACCTGATGGCTAGCCAGCGGGCTATCTATAAGAAGTTTGAGAAGGACTTAGTGGTTTTCTTGCAAGATAATCCCTTGGTTGCCGAGGTTCCGATTGCGGCCAGGATTAGACTACGCCAGATGACACTAGCAGTGCCGAGCATAGATGAGAACGATTCAGTTTACTTTGCTCATGATGCAGTGTCTACTAAGTATAAAGCTCTTCTTGAGATTATAGAAGACAACGGCGAAGAGAAGATGCTCATCTTGACAGATAGCCAAAAGTATGCTAAGATAGTAGCAGAGAGACTGAACATCAAGTTCGGAGAGGGAATGGCATTCGAGTGGAGTGGCAAGGCAAGTCAAGGCCAGCGCGAAATAGCCAAGCAAGAGTTCATGAACGGCAACCTACGATACATAGTTGCAGTGATTCCCGCTATCGCTGAAGGCGTAGACGGATTGCAGAACGCTTGCCGTACAGTTGTGTGGCTATCTCACAGCGACAGTAACATTCTCAACCAGCAGGTGCTTGACCGCGTTAGGAGACGTGGCCAGCAACGGACTGTTCAAGTGTACGACATTGTAGCAAGAGATACATACGATGAAGGCCAGCTTGACACACTATTACAACGAGAGCTTGACCTACGGGCAAGCCTGAAGGAGGATACAAATGAGTACTGAGTTTTTAGAAGGTGTGATTGCTTGGATTTTATTGAGCTTATTGGTTGTTCCCCTCATGGTCGGCGGCCTTGTTCAGGGAGCAGTGTTTCTGTCGGCTATGTTTGGCAGCTTCCTTGGGTTCGGTGGAAGCGAAAGCGGAGGCGGCGGCAGGGTTAGCGTTAGGATACAGCCACACGACATGGATGAGGATTACTAAATGGCAGAGTACGTATGGGAAGAAGCAGACAGCACTAATCCTTGGGGCCGGAAGCGGGCTAAGGGAACGCATTGTTCCAAGGGGCACGAGTTTACAGAAGAGAATACTTTCATCAGGCCCTATGATAAGACAAGGGTGTGCCGAGAGTGCAGGAGACAATACGCCAGGAAGAAGTACCAAGAGAACAAGAAGGCCGGCAAGACAAAGCAGAAGCTAATACAAGAGCCGATGCTTGAGATACCGGAGACAGCACTACTTGACAAGAAGTCAGAACTCCTGTATAATGACTTACAGAAGAAGCTAAGAACTACTGAGGTGCCATGCCGTAGTGACATGGATACCTTTGACAACCCCGAACAGGTTAGCGATGCTAGTGCAGAGCTGGCTTGCCACGGGTGTCCGTTACTAAAAGAATGTTACGACTTTGCAGTGGCCAGTGAACAGCAGTACGGTATCTGGGGCGGCATCAACTTTACGCATGGGAGGTACAAGGATGGCACTGAGTGGTTTGAAGGTGAAGACATTAGCACTTGGTTTATTGAACAATGAAACTGACAGAGACAGGCAGCGGAAGGTCGGAGCGTCACAGATTTCCAACCCATGCACTAGGTGTCTGGCTAGCGATTTGTCTGGCGTCAAGCAGGGGCCAAGCAAGTACTGGCTAGGTGGCAAGATAGGCACAGCGGTACACAAGGTTATCGAAGACGAGATACCTAACTCCAAAGAGGAGGAGTTACAAGATGCGTTAGTAGAGCAGAAGATAACGCTTGGGGTGTTAGAAGGATACGGAACGATTAGTTCCAAGCCTGACCTAACACTTCCGGGCAGTGGCCACCTTGTGGACTGGAAGACTACAACAAGGCCGAAGGCAAAGAAGATACAGAAGTGGATTGACGGCGAGAGCAAGGATGCAGGTGTGACCTACACCATGCAAAAGTACATCGGGCAGAGCCAGTTGTATGCTTGGGGCGTCAACCGAACAGGAGAGAACATTGATGGAATTTCATTGGTGTTCATCAACAGAGACGGCACAAACGAGAATGATGTGCTAGAATACACCTATGAGTATGACGAAAATATTGCATTAGCATTATGGAATAGATTGGTTGCACTCTGGGTTGAGCTCCAAGACGGAGCACATCCCGATAACTACCCAAGCCATCCTGAGTGTTACACCTGCTCAGTAAATGGTCTGGTATAATTTATAACTTACAAGGAGGCAGTAATAATGGGCGCTACAGAATTTCCAGAACTATCCTTTGCTAAGCACGTTCATAAAGCAGAGGCACTAAACGCACCGAAGACAATACTAATCTATGGAGACGCTGGCCGTGGTAAGACATGGCTTGCATCCTCAGCAGCAGAGATTGCTGAGCTGACACCGGTGCTACTAATTGATGTTGAGGGTGGGGCTTCGGCCATTGCCCGCGACTTCAAAGACGTGGATGTTATAGCAGTTGACACACACGAGAAGCTTGACAAGGTTATGGATGACCTTATCAACGTCAAGCACAAGTACAAGACGGTTATCATTGACACACTAGGTGTGGCTATGGACCGAGCAGAGAAGGTCTTTGGCGAGCGACCAGAGAATAAGGGCAACAAGTTTGGCAAGTGGGGTGACCTAAAGATTTGGGCTAACAACCTAGTCCGTGGTCTCCATGCAGCACCATTCACCTCCATCATTCTGACTCATGCTGAGGACCAGAAAGATGAAAACACAGGAGCAGTCAAGACTGTGCCTAACATTCCCGGTGGCTCCAAGAAGGACCTACCAGGAATACCGGACATCATTGGTTACATAACAGCACAGAAGAAGGAGGACGGCACCGCTCAGCGTGTGTTGTTAGTAGAATCTTCTGACAGATTCGTTACCAAGAACCGGTTCAACTTGCCCGCGACTATCACGGACCCAAGTATGAAGAAAATATACGCACTAATCAAAGGAGGCAAGTAATGGATTACACTATCAATTTTAGCGCCGATGCGCTAGAGAGCAAGGGCACTGGTTCGATGGACCCTGTACCAGCAGGTTCGTACAATGCAACAGTGTTTGACATCAAGGAAGAAGAGGTAAGGTCCGGCCCGAACGAGGGCAAGCCACGCTTCAATGTTCACTTCCGCATCTCAGAAGGACAGTACGAGAACCGTCGTGTGTTTAGCTATGTACCTCTGTATGCAGCTAACGATGCTTGGAAGGCAGCAAGCTTCTTCAAGTCACTTGGGTTCGACATCAAGGCTGGCAAGTTCAAGGTGCCAGCAGTAGCAGACCTACTGGGTAAGCCAGTGGGGGTCCGTGTCAAGGTAGGAACAGACATGAACGGCCAGCCACGAAATGAAGTAGGTGGCTTCGACAAGGCAACCAGCGGTGCCGATGCAGTTGCATCAATGGGCGCAACCGAGGTTGTCGGGGACGTCTGGTAACCTAATAGCCAGAACAGGGGTGCGTCTGTATAACGCACGTTAGCTCTAATTGGTATGGTCTATCCTCCTCCTTTCTCCTAGGCCGCTGAGTTCGATTCTTAGCTAGAGCACCATGATAGGTTCGTAGGAGGAAATTAGGAAGGAGGAACAAGTGAAGACAGCAGAATTTTTAACATCAATCTTTGGTGAAGGGATTGGAATCGCAACACTAGTAGTACGTAACACTGCCAGCGGAGAACTGACAGAGCAGAAGTTTTACGA